GGTAACACAGGTGGAAACATGGAAAAAAGAGATGCGCATATTGTCATCGATGGCATTGGAGAGTTTGACGTTAAGCTTTCAGAGTTAACTATTGATATGGAGGTTGATGTTAGCGCTCCTGAGTTCTGAAACGGGTTTTCTGAGGTAACTCCAACAGGTAGAAAGTTAGTAAAGCTATCCGGTGTTATTGTACATGATAACGGATTAGGTGACGCACAAAAGGTTGGCGACAAATGCTAACTTTTCTCAGCACATGGGCTGCACTAACCGCAACAGTATGCATTGCTGGTTATGTAATGGATGAGGGATGGTAACGTGAGCGAGATAAAGCGCATAACGGAAAAATCCAAGCAGCGCACGAAGGATGGGCGAGAAAACGCGTCTCTACGCAAGGACGATGCATATGTTGTTGACCTAATTTATCTGCTAGAGGAATCCGTAAAAATAATAGATACGCTATGTGATCGTGGTGCTGCTGTTGGTAATGATGTGCTAACGGTCGGTCAGCTTCATAGCATCATGGGCTCTATCGGAGACAAGAATCTTGAGGCGTATTTCATCGCCAAGATTAATGAGGGAATTGGTATTAGCCAAAAGCCTGAGGTGCCGCTGATAGGTGAAGCCAGGATCAAGGGGTGATGGTTATGGTTGGTAGGCCGACAAAATATTGCGATGAGCTGCTAGAGGCAGCAGGCTATGTTGTGCGGCGAGATAACGCCATAAAACGAGGCCTTTGGTTTGGGTAAAGTAATGGAATATCCGTGTGGGTATCAGAGCGATTATGTGTTTGATAGTGCGCATGAAGCGAGGCTACGTGATCGCTTGGATGAACTTGAAGAGATGGCAATGTCAGATGGATTTGGCGCAGATGAGTTTTTGGTGTGGTTAATAAAGGCAGCGGCATCGCATGCTACAACTGGAGATGATATGTGATGCCAGCAGTAAGGCCGAATAAATACGCGCAACAAGATATAATCGACCGTGTTGTGCAGCACTTCATCAGGCGCCTGCCTGTATGGAACGGCCCAACGTACAAGGATTGCAGAGATGGTTGCATCTGTTAACGATGATGGATTAACCATCAAGCAAGAGGCGTTCGCACGAGCGTATTTTGAGACTGGTAACGCTGCTGAGGCGTATCGAACTGCATACGACACAGAGCCAAACGCCATGGACTCTTGGATATATGTTGAGGCAAGCCAGCTTCTTGACCACCCTAAGATAACCACAAGGCTAAAACAGCTGCAGGAGGAGGCTAAAAAGCTTTCACTGTACACGGTTTCTCAGGCATACGATGAGCTAGAGGCCGCAAGATTGCTGGCGCACGGAGAGGCAAATCCATCTGCCGCCGTAAGCGCTATTAACTCAAAAATGAAGCTTTTCGGTTTAGAGCAACCAGCAAAAAAGCGTATTGAGCACACAAGTCCAGACGGCTCTATGTCTCCTGTATCGCCAGCAGATGTGACAAAAGAGGCGGTGGACGAATTGCGTAAATTGCTTGAGGGCGGTTAATGCTTCCAGCAATTGAGTGGGAAAATCTGACGCCAGCACATAGACTGGCATTGGCGGCGGCGGGCGAAGGTTCGCCGCTTGCGTTTGTATCGTGCTGGTTCAACATCACTCAGGGGGAGAGTTTCCGCGCCAACTGGCATCATCATTATTATAGCTGGGCGGTCCAGCAGATGACCGAAGGAAAAGCAAGATGCATTGTGATAAACGTGCCGCCCGGATCTACAAAGACAGAGTTCTTTAGCATACACACGCCAGCATACTGTGCGGTCAAGTTCCCGAGGGTGCGAATCCTAAATGGCTCATATTCCAAAGACCTAGTGGTCGAGAACAGCGAGCGAACTCGCGCACTTATCAAGAGCGATGAGTTCCAGGAGATGTACCCCTGTGACATTGGGAAGGATAAAGCTGATAACTGGACCATCCTTAGAGATGGGAAGTCCGTGTTCCAGATGTTCAGTAGGTCCAACGGAGGACAAATCACTGGCGCCCGTGGTGGCTACATGATCGATGGATTCAGTGGGTATGTCGCTGCGGATGACTGGGACAAGCCGGATGACATGTTTTCCGATGCCAAGCGCAACAAGTCGCACACTAGACTGGTAAACACGTTGCGATCTCGCCGCGCCATGAAGGCAGATGACAACGCTACTCCTATGCTGTTCATTCAGCAGCGACTCCATGTTGATGACAGTTCCGCGTTCATTCTGTCTGGCGGCATGGGGATTAAGGTTGATCTACACATCAACATCCCTGCGCTCATAGATCGTGATTACATAGACACGTTACCTGATGTGATCCGTGAGAGGTGTATCCGTGACGTGTGCGGGTCGGAGCAGACAGATGGCAAATGGAGTTATTGGCCAGAGACAGAAGGTATACGAAACCTTCTAGATCTTCGTGATGCTCATCCGTACACTTTTCTCAGCCAATACATGCAGGCACCGGACACATTAGAGGGTGGGATCTTCACAGAAGGCGGTTTTCAGTATTATGGCGATGATGAAGGCGCAGACCTTCCTGTGCCTCCGAAGTGGGAATACAGGTTCATCACGGCTGATACAGCGCAAAAGACGAACACATGGAATGACTGGACGGTGTTCGCAGAATGGGGTGTATTCGAGGGTCGCATCTATCGGCTGAACTATCAGCGCGCACGGATGGAGGCCCCGCAACTTCGCCGCGACTTGGAAACGTTTATCAAGGCGTCATGGTCAAAGAATGGCGGCAGTGAAGGAAGTCTGCGCGCAGTGCTTGTCGAGGACAAGGTAAGCGGCACCGGGGTTATTCAAGAGGTCAAAGGAAAGGTGCCTCTGACAGTAACACCAGTGCAGCGGGAGAAAGATAAGCTAACTAGAGCACTCGATGCGCAGGGGCATCAGATGGCGGGCAAGGTTGTTTTACCGTATGGTGATCCGCAGAACTTTGAATTCGTTTCAGAGGTGGCCAGCTTTACGCCTGACGACACCCATAGATTTGACGACCAGACTGATGTAATGATTGAAGCGATTGATTATGCTATAATCGGGCCGAAGCTTACGAGCAAACCAAGGATAAGGGCGCTGTGATGAAGTTACCGCGATTTCTACGCCGGGAAACGGCAGAGCAGAAGGCAAGCGCCGTTGGCGGTTATGTGGTGCAGCAAGGCCTGCCGGAGCCGCAGCTGACCAACAACACATACCGTGACTATTCGCGTGATGCTTACCAGAAAAACGTCATTGCGTTTCAGGCTATCGACAAGGTTGGTAGAGCTGCTGCGTCTGTTAAGTGGACATTCTGGCGCGGCGATACTGAGGTAACAGACACACCGTTTGAGGAGCTTCTGACGCGGCCTAATCCTGTCATGTCGCAAGCGCAGTATATCCAGACGCTGGTCGGGTATTGGCTTCTGAGCGGGAACCGCTACCAAGAGCGCGTGATGGTTGGCTCTGAGCCGCGAGAGCTTTATCCCATTCGCCCTGACCGCATGAAGGTGACCCCAGGTTCAGATGGTCTGCCTGCCGGTTATCAGTTCGATGTAAATGGACGTAAGCACATTTGGGAAATGACGCGCCCAGATTTCGACTGCGACATCCTACACGAGCGCACGTTCAACCCGCTAGACGACTGGTATGGCATGTCGCCGCTTCAGGCTGGTACCACGGCTGTCGTCCAGCACAATAACGGCATGATGCTATCTGTTGCTCTGCTGCAAAACAGCGCCCGCCCATCTGGTGCTCTGGTTGTCCAGAAGGACGGAAGCGGTGCATATGGCTCATTGCCTGACGAGGAATACAACAGGCTAAAGTCACAGCTAGAGGACCAATTCCAAGGCAGCGGGAATGCTGGCAGGCCGATGATTCTGGAAGGTGGTTTAGACTGGCGACAGATGGGCCTATCGCCTAATGACATGGATATGCTGGACACACGCTATGCTGCGGCCCGTGATGTGTCTTTGGCTCTCGGTGTTCCACCACTGCTGCTGAACATCCCCGGTGATAGCACGTATTCGAACTACAAAGAGGCTCGCGGCGCATTCTGGGAGGATACAGTCATTCCGCTGTGTAAGCAGATCGCGGAAGGCTGGACGCAATGGCTTGGCCCGAAGTTTGGCAATATCGAGGTGCGGCCTGATTTCGATGACATCCCGGCTGTCGCCGAGAAGCGTCGTGAGATGTGGGACATGGCGGACAAGGCAACAGACCTGACGCTGAATGAGCGGCGTGAGATCAAGGGATATGAAGAGATCGAAGGCGGGGATACTATCTTCGTCAGCGCAAACCAGATCCCGCTCAGCGACGCCACCATGACGCCAAGTGCACAAGAGCCGCCCATGACAGCAGAAGAGGCTAAGGCCGTTGCCTATGGGTCCGTAGAGTTCGGAAGCAAGATCAAAGCGGTGAAGTGATGAGCCAAATATTGATATACAAAATGTCTGCCATCAAGGATGACGGGACTGAGGTGGATTGCAGGTTTGCGGCTGACAGCAGTTGCCTTGAGTACTATTCCAAGGAGGCAAGAAACAGGCTTACAGCCAGGTACGGAAATAGCATAAAGAACTCAGACTTCCTTGTATTACCATTGGCGACAAATTGAGGCCAAATATTGCCACGTTACCTTACAGGTCAGACGCGAGAACGTGAGGCGCAAATACAGCGTCGAATGCAGGCTGTCTTGGAACGGCAGTATCAGCGCGTGATAGCGGCAGAGATCAGGCGGCAGATGGAGCAATACCTTGCTGCGTTTGAGCAGACCCGCTTTGTGCCTTCAGACACAGAGATGAATCTACGTCGCTTCACGGCTATCTATGCCGATATGACAGAGGCAAGCATTCGCACGTTTGGTATTCGTATCGTTGAACAGGGAAAGGCAATTGGAGAAATCGAGACAAAGCAGATCGAGGGCTTCGCTGCATTCTTTGCGCGCTTGGCTGCCGAGTGGATCGCGCAGGAGCTTATCCGCCGCAGGATCACCAGCGTCACAGAGACCACGCGAGAGCAGATCGTTTCTCAGGTGGCTAAGGGGCAGGAGCAAGGGCTAGGTGTAAGTGCCATCGCCAAGGCCATCAGGGACAAGATCCCGGGCCTTTCACGCTGGCGCGCTGCTGTTATCTCCCGCACAGAAACACATGCTGCCGCAAACTATGGCGCGCACGAGACGGCCAAAAGCACTGGGCTTGATCTAGTCAAGGAATGGGTATCTTTAGAAGATCACCGCACCCGCGACTTTGGACAGGGTGACGGTGTTATTGATGAGTATGACCACAGGGCCATGGATGGACAAACTGTAGATATGAATCAGCCGTTCCAGATGCCGCATATTACTGGTGATTTTGTGCAGTGTCAGTTCCCCGGCGATCCTTCACTGCCTGCTGCGGCGTCGATAAATTGCCGATGTGCATCTGTCCAAGCGGTTAAGGACTTTCTTGACGGCTGATCTAGCTACAGTAGCAAAACAGCGTATATCGCAAAGCATGCCGCGAACGGAGTTGCCTTCCATATTTTCCCACATCTGAGGTAATGCATTGCCACGCCAAATGATGTTCCGAAAGCGAACCATTGGGCCTCGTGTGAGGCGATAATGTCTATCACAGCGGCGCGCCAAGCTGACGCGAGATACTTTCGACCTGCTCATCTGTTAGTTCAATCTCAACAGTGGCAAATTCGTTCGCTACAGTTAGCGTGTAACCTTTTGAAGAAGTATTTGGTAAAGTCCTGACATCGCCATTACTGTCCTCTTTAGTTACGTCAACAAGATTCAGGCCATCAATGGTAATTACTGCATTCGGATTCATGGCAGTACCTCCTTAGATTATCATAGTATGCCATGCGTTCGTGCAATCCAAAACACTAAACCAGTAGACTTTGCAACTTTACATAGCCGTGCTATAGTCCTGCAAAGTTTGCAAACCGAGGCGCAAATGCCAAATCCGAGATCTGGTGAAAACCGCGACGACTGGCTGGAACGGTGTATGGCCGATCCTGAGCAGCGCGCGTCTTTTCCTGACAGTGATCAGCGCTACGCGGTGCGCGTTTCCAAGTGGGATGAAAAGTCTATGCACTACAAATCCATTCCGTTCGAACTGAAGCGAGAGCCTGATCAAGACGGGACTATTGAGGGGTACGCCAGCATTTTCGATGTTGTTGACAGCGGCATGGACGTTGTTGCCCCTGGGGCGTTTCGTAAGTCAATCGGCAGCGGTCGCAAGGTTCGGATGCTTTGGCAACACGATCTTGGCGAGCCTATTGGCGTATGGGATGAGCTTCGCGAGGATGACCGTGGTCTGTATGTAAAAGGCCGCATCTCCAAGGAGGTTCGGCGCGGTGCAGAGGCCATGGCGCTTTTCCGCATGGGGGCAATGGATAGCCTTAGCATTGGATACCGAACCATCTCAGCAGAGCCTGAAGGCGGCGGCAGGGTGCGGAAAATTACAGAGGCGGAGCTTTGGGAGGTCTCAGCAGTAACCATCCCAATGAATGAACACGCCATTGCGTCGGTTAAATCAATCGACTGGAACAACAAACGAGATATTGAGGCTGGACTACGTGACGTGTTCGGCCTCTCTCAAGACGAAGCCAAAGCGTTTATTGCGGATGGCTTCGGTGGACTTGCTGCGAAACGTGACGTGGACAAGCAAGGTCTGGAACCGGAGGCGGTTAAATCGCTTCTCGACCAAATCGGACAGCTTACAAGGAGCATTCAAAATGTCTGAACATGATCCCGACCTGCAACAGGTCACAAAATCCGTCGCTGCACTGAATAAGGTGTGGGAAGAGCGCAAGGCCGCAGACGCCGAGATGGCAGAAGAGGTCAAGAAATTCGGCCAGGAGCTGCCGGAAACCAAGGCTAAGATCGATAAGATGGAAGCCGATATGGAGCGCTTCCAGAAGATTGCAGACGAGGCTGTGCTTGCAGCAAAGCGGCGCGCCAATGTTGCAACCGATGCGGACGGAAATGAGGTTGATCTGGACGCAAAGGCCCTGAAGTGGGCAAAGTCCATTCGTCTCGACCGCCACGTCGATAACTTCGATGCAGAAGGTATGGCGCAATACAAGGCTGCGTTTAATAGCTTTCTCCGCAACGATGAGCGCAAGCTGAGCGGTGATGAAATCAAAGCGCTGTCTGTCGGCTCTGATCCTGATGGCGGCTACACCGTCCACCCGGATATGTCTGGCCGCGTTGTCACCAAGGTCTTCGAGACGTCCCCCATGCGCGCGTATGCTTCCATTCAGTCCATCTCTACAGATGCACTTGAGAACCTGTATGACGACAATGAAGCGACCGTAGGCTGGGTTGGCGAAACCGCATCGCGTCCGTCCACTGACACGCCTGAGATCGGCAAGTGGCGCATTCCTGTGCATGAGCTGTACGCAAACCCTGCGGCCACTCAGAAGATCCTGGATGATTCCGAGATCGACATGGAGGCTTGGCTGGCAATGAAGGTTGCCGACAAGTTCGCTCGTGAGGAAAGCGCACAGTTTGTTGCTGGAGATGGCATCAACAAGCCGCGTGGCTTCCTTGATTACCCTGACGGCACTGATCTGCGCACCAGTATCGAACGCTTCAACACTGGCGTTAACGGTGATTATGCTGCGGCCCCTAATGGTGGAGATGTTCTGATCAATGCACTGTACGGCCTCAAAGCACAGTACCGGGCAAATGCGACTTGGTTTATGAACCGCGCAACCACTAAGCTGACCCGTAAGTTGAAGGACAGTGACGGTGCCTATCTGTGGTCCCCTGGCATTGCCGCAGGTCAACCTGCAACGCTGCTGGGTTATCCTGTTGCCGCGTTTGAGGACATGCCTGATCCCGCGACTGGGTCTCTGTCTGTGGCGGTCGGTGACATGCGCACCGCCTACCAAATCGTTGACCGTATCGGAATCCGCGTTCTGCGCGATCCGTACACCAACAAGCCCTACGTCCATTTCTACACCACCAAGCGCGTCGGCGGTGACGTGATTAATGGCGAGGCGCTTAAATTGGTTGAGTTCAGCGCATAACAAACCGGCGGGGCTGTAGCGGCCCCGCTTCACCCAAACGCAGTAGAGAGCTAAAGGAGCTAGAAACATGCGCGATATGCTACACAACAAACAGGTCGTTGACCTCGGAACGCTTACCCTTTCCGGAACCACTCCGGCGACTTCCGCATATGTGGATCTGAAAGGCTATGATGCCTGCACGATCATCGTGCGCAACAACACCATCACTGACGCCGGTACCGCAGCCGGTTTTACCGTGACGCTACAGGAAAGTGCAGACACCACTGGTGCAGGCGCTGGCACTGTGGCTACCACTGACACCCCTAACGGCACCAATACTGTGACCGTGACAAGCGACACTGCTGATGACAGCGTTGCTGGTGGCATGGGCTATATCGGTGATGATCGATATGTTGGTGTTTCCGCAGTTGGCACCACTGGCACTGATGCTGACATCACCATCCTTGCCGTACTCAACAAGCCGCACAAGGCAAAGACTACTCTGGTCGGAACCAAGGTTGCGCGTACCTGATCTTAGCGAGGGGCTGGGAAACTGGCCCCTTTCATAAGAACAGGAGGCAGTCATGAAATACGCCAAGATCACCAAGCCTGAAGGCTTCACCTGCTGCCCAGATGGCCACACCAGAACCACATTCAACAAGGGAGAGACCGTCTCTGGCAGGGTTGCTGAGTGGGCACTACAGGAGCGCGCTGCATCTGCTGTCTTTGACCCGCGCGAAAAGACCAAGGTTGAATCTCCGCCTGAGACCAAGGCCAAGCGTAAGAAGAAGGTTGAAACCAAATGAGCCTTCTCCCGCCGCGTGATCTGTATCAATACCGTGGGCACGTTCAAAGCACGGCACCAGCCGCAGAGCCTGTGACCGTCACAGAGCTTCGTGATTACCTGCGCGAGACAGCTACAGGGCTTCCTGACAGCGTTGCGGAGGATCTTATCGCAGAAGCGCGTGAGATGATTGAGAATAACACCGGGCTGGCACTCATCACGCAGGAGTGGACGCTTGCGCTTGATCACTGGCCCAATGGAGCGTCGGAACCGTGGTGGGATGGTGTTCAGCAGGGGGCTATCTCAGAGCTATACAGCGGGCGCTATGCGCGCAGCTTGGACCTTCCGAGATACCCGCTGCAAGCAGTCGATAGCGTTACCGTCTATGACGAGGCGAGTAACTCAACCAGCGTGACGGTCTCGACCGTGTTTGATGTTGACACGTACCGGACGCCTGGACGGATTACATTGAAGTCTGGGCAAACGTGGCCTGTGGCTTTGCGCGCTCAGAATGCCATCATTGTCGTGTATACGTCTGGGTATGGCGATGCATCTACTGACGTTCCTGCGGCGTTGCGGCGGGCAGTGAAGCAAGTAGCCGCGTATCTGTACACCCATCGCGGCGATGAGTGCGATATGGGAGATGCGCTGGCACAGGCTGGTAGCATCCTCGATCAATATATGGTGCGCAGGGTATGATCACAGGGAACATTGAAATCAACTCTGACACTTGGACGGAGATTGCTGGCGGCGCTTCTAGATTGCAGTTCTCTGCAAAGGGGGCAAGCGGTGTTTTGCTAACTTTCACCGAGAACGAGGTTCCTCCGGATAGCTTTGCCGGATGCCATCGTTTTGGATCATGGCCTAATGGGTTTGACTTCGATCAGTCTGGATATCCAGATGGTCAACGTATCTGGGCTAAGTCGATTGCGCCTGTAGATGAGCTTTGCATCACACGCGATACAAACTTCCACTTCCTCTTCATCCCGGACGGTTCTGATAGCTTGATCACATCTGATGGAGACACATTCAAGGTGCTAGGCGATGGCTGATTACAATTCCTCATACACGGGCGCGCAGATTGATGATGGCGTAGGACGTGCAATTGTACGAAATTTTGGTTGGCAGGATTTCCAAGATACAGCAACGCCTGGAACCCCAATCCCACTGACGGCTGCGAATACTTGGTATGACCTGACAAACGATGCCAATGGCGCGCTAACAAGCACACAATACAAGGTCGCCACCCATGGAACGATCTGGGATTCAAGCACAAACACAATTGACTTCTCGACGCTTGCCATTGGTGACACTGTTAGGTTCCGCACGGACGTGTCATTCGTAACAAGTGGTGCAAATCATTTGGTCGAGACGCGATTTGTCTTCGGTCCTAGCTTCAACTTTAGCATCCCTTTCGATGGAATCGAGGTTAAGTCCGCAACGACCAAGAGGCGTATCAGGTATTGGTCCTTCACGATCAAAAACGCGGATACAAGGGATAACCCCGGTAAGTTTCAGGCGCGGTCAGATGCTACCGGTGATAGCGTCTTTGTAGGCGGATGGCAGATTGAAACGCAGGTGTTTGTGCCGTGAAGAACTGCTGTAAATATACTGCCGGAATGCTGAAGGAGCCTGTGGAATTCCAAGAGCGCACTCGCACACCTGACGGCGCGGGTGGCTATACGGAAAGCTGGGCAGCTGTGACCGGAGCGCCTACGCGGGCATATGTCCGGCAGTTGTCCAGCGGCGAACAGTGGGCCAGCCAGCGCACTGAGGGCCGCTCAACGCATATGATTGTGGTCCGCTACTCAGATGCGATTGATGAGACCATGCGCGCGGTAATCCGTGGGCGTGAGTATAACCTAGAGCCGCCGAACAATGTTGAGCTGAATGACCGCTGGCTTGAGATCAAGGCACGTCTCGGGGTGGCTGTTTAGATGGTAACGATCACTCTGAGCGGCGGGAAAGAGCTACAGGCTGCGTTGCAGAATATGCAGGGGCAGCTTGCGTCGGAAGTCAGCAAGGCAGTAACGGGAACCGCACTTGAGCTGCGTGGTGACGTGATCAAGCGTATCAATCGAGGCCCAGCATCTGGTCGCGTATATCAGAAATACAATCCCCGCAGAACGCATCAAGCATCTGCGCCAGGACAAGCTCCCGCATCAGATACTGGGCGTCTCGCAAACAGCATTTTCTTTGATACCAGAGGCCCACTCACGGCAGTTGTTGGTTCAAATGTTGTCTATGCACTATACCTAGAATACGGGACTACTCGAATGGCAGCGAGGCCGTTCTTCAGGCCAGCTGTTGAGGCCATAAGGCCAAAGCTACAGAGCAGACTTGAGGCCGCTGTGAGAAAGGCGACGCAATGAAGTTAGCAGCAGTACAGCAAGGCGTATATGACAGGCTGAGCGGCGTTACAGCCATCACAGACGCCGTTACCGGGATCTACACCAGCGTTCCGCAATCACCAGAGAGCGAGGACGCCAGCTCTTTCCCATACATCACCATTGGGCCTGTTTCAGTTACGCCTGATGATACTAAGACGGACGATGGGTCGCAGGCGTTAGTTGATGTGCATATCTGGTCACGGTCAACATCTGCGCTGACGTGGCGGGCAATCGCTGACGATGTGTACGACGCATTGCAGAAGTACGATGCGCTCACTGTCACTGGCGCTGACGTTATCGATTGCCGGTTCGACAGCAGCGCGGAGTTCGACGACCCGGACGGTGTGACAAAGCATCAAATCGGAACATATCGGATCAGCTATCGCTTTGCAGAGTGACGCTTTGCAACTTTGCTAATCGGTGGTATGTTGTTTGCAAATTAGCATAGGAGGCCATAATGGCTGCTCAAAAAGGTCGCGACCTACTCGTGTTGAAGAACGCAACGGCCATTGCTGGCCTTCGTGAAACGTCAGTTGCCGTTGATGGTTCCCCCATCGATATCACCAACAAAGGCGACAGCGGATATCGAACACTCGCCAGCTTTTCTGGGTCGGAAAGCATCGATATCACAGGGTCTGGCGTTTGGGAGGACGATGTGATGCGCGCAATTGCATTCTCAGGTACCGGCACCACAAAGCTCCTTACGGATATCACATTGGCATGGGGTGATGGCGCAACGCTTTCCGGTGACTTCTATCTTGCGAGCTGGACAAGCGCTGGCAACCACGATGGTGAAGAGACCTATGACACGACACTACAATCGTCCGGGGCCTGGACGTACACGGCAGCCGTGTAAGGTGGCGGAATGAGCAAAATTATCAGTGTTGAATACGACGGAAAAGAATACACCATCAACGAAAATGAGGTGTTTTCGGTTTGTGATGCAATTGAGGACGTTCTAACTCTTGGCGAAATGGCCGAGATGATGAAGGACAGCCGCAAGATCCGTTTCGCAAGGCTGGCTGCGGCGTACGCAGTTCTTCTACGTGAGGTTGGTGCTCCTGTTGATACGAAGAAGATCCACAGTGAGTTTAGGTCTGCTCTTACCAGTGATGCGCGAAATGGCGTGATCAAGGCACAAGAGGCTCTTGCCGGACTGATCAATATCCTAATGGATGGTGCAGATCCTTCTGAGGAGGATAAGGATCAGGGAAACTCAGGGAAGGCCGCTTCGTAAAGGGGCTGTATCAAGCAGCAGTTCTGCACATGGGAATTGCCCCATCAGAGTTCTGGAAGATGAGGCCGCGTCATTTCTGGTATCTTGTTGCGGACAAGGCATCGCAGGCCGACAAGTTGAAGCCAAATGCCATCACTGGCAAAGACGCAAAGAGGCTCCGCAAGATGATGGATGCGCACAATCTGAGGGTCCAAAAGGAGCGGGCTAACAATGGCTGATATCCCTGTACAGGTAAAAATAACCGCTGACACGGATCAGGCCATTGCAGGTATCAAGAAGATTGACACCGCGGTTGATGGTCTCACGGCTTCTGCGCAAACTGCAACTAGAAATACATCGCGACTGTCAGGCGTATTTAATACGGCAGGCGCAAGTGCTCTTCTCGCCAGCAATCGCAGCAGAATGCTAACGCAACAGTTTTCACAGGTTGCTCAGCAGTCTGTGGCTACTGGCCAAGTGGTTCAAGCTTTTGCAATCCAAGCGGCAGATATTGGTTTGGCATTCGGTACTGTTGGTACCATTGTCGGCGCATTGGCTGGTGTGGCATTGCCGACACTTGTAGCTGCATTTGGTGGTGCCAGTGATTCAGCTGCAACGCTATCCGATAGACTTGATGAAATTGAGGATGTCGCAGGACGTGCAAGTGCAACAATTGATCTTCTCCGTATGTCTACTGATCAGCTTGTGGAGACCTATGGCTTCGCAGCTGACCGAGTACGTAGATTTGCAATAGTTCAGGCTGAGCTACAGGCCAGTCAGGCAGCATCTCGACTCGCTGACCAATTTCAAACACTTTCAGGTGAACTTGATAGGTATGCCGTTACTCTTGATGAGATGGCAGGCCCAGCGGCCATGTCTGCATTTGAGACGCAGAGAAACGCCATCAGGGCGATTCAGGATGATTTTGGAATCACGGCAGACCAAGCCGCCAGCCTTGTTGATGAGTTGTCAGCACTCGCAGACGCAAGCGGGTATGAGCAACAGCAAGCCGCACTTGCGAACGTGATAACTGCATTAGAGGATATGGAAATTCCTCTTGCTAGAATCCCTGATGAGCTAGAAATAGCAATCAACGAAATGATCACGCTTGGCAGGGAGACTGATCGAGCCAGGGCGCTTATGGCTGAGCTTGGCGCTGAGGCGCGTGGTGTTACTGTTGGCGTGCCGCTTTTTGAGCAGGGATTTGATGCACAAGGCCTTCTTCCTCCCACCGAAACACCTGATCTACCGCGCGGCGGTGGCAGAGGGCGTGGCAGGATTGATGCGCTAATCAAGAGCCTTCAAACTGAAACGGAGACAATCGAAACATGGCGTACCGAGAGCCTTGAGCGGCTGATGAAGGCCAATGAGCAGGAGCTTGAGGTTCTTGGGGGCCACAGTGAGGCAAAACTTCGCGTTGAGGAAGAATATCAGCGCAGGCTTGCGGAACTACGACAATCTGAGCAGTCACAAACGTTGAAAAGCTATGGAACACTGTTTGGAAATCTAGCAACGGCATTCAGCTCAGGAAGCGGCAAGCTGCTAAAGATCTCCAAGGCGTTCAGCGTCGCTCAGGGCCTGATCAACAGCTATCGCGCATATACCGAGGTTCTTGCTGACCCGTCCTTGATCGGTCGACCGTTTCTTCGCACCGCCTTGGCTGCGTCTACGCTTGCGTCTGGATTGGCTCAGGTTGCGAATATTAAAAGCGTTTCTGATGGGAGTACGGCAGGCGGAGGAGCGCCAACTGGGGCAGGTGGAACGGCTGGATCTGCTGCGGCTGCACCTTCACCACTGGAGGTGCGTGTTAGCGGGCTGGCACCAGATGATCTAATCTCAGGGGCGCAGGTTTCATCGCTGTTTGACAGGCTTCAGGATGAGGCAGGCGACCGTGGTCTAAGTGTGAGTTTTGCAAGATGACGATAGTTATAGGAGCAACACGGGCGGCAGCACTTGCATCGGCTGGGACTAGCAACAACCCAATCATTGCGTGGAAGAACAAGGCGCAGGATGTTGGTGCCACGATGTCAACCGGAGGCGGAACGGAAGTTGAGGCAGCCGCGCTTGCAGTTACCGGCACCACCTATGACGCGTGGGTTGCCACGCCTAGCGGATCAGATGTCAATCTTCTTGCTTCGTGGGGTGGAACGCGGGATATCTCTTTCGTTGGTATTGCTGCTCATAATCTCGGAACGCTTGGCGTGTCTGTTCGAGTGCAATACAGCACTGATGGCGGAAGCATATGGAATGATAGCGGCGCTGGTGCGGTGACACCTACTGACAATCAGGCTATTGGCTTCTATTTTGACACAGTGACAGCGGCGGATTGGCGTATCAGGGTATTCAATTACGCCGCGTCAGATGATGTTGAAATTGCGGTGGCATTCTTTGGGGAGCCGATCACCATTGGGCAGCGCATTTATCAAGACTACGCTCCTCCAATTACGCCGACTAATGTGGAGCTGCAATCCAACGTGAGCGAGGGCGGGAACCTTCTGGGGTCTGCCATTGTTCGCAAGGGTTCTAGCGCACAAGCATCATTCGAGCATATTGACCCGACATTTATTCGCAGCACAGCGGCCAATGGATGGATGGAGTTCCAGAAGCACTTCAACGGCGGAGGCGGGTTCTTCTGGGCGTGGAGGCCGACCAAATATGGCGATCTCTATTATGCATGGCGTACCGGCGCGCCCATCGCCCCACGCAACACATCTGTTAAAGACCTGATGACCTTTGACATGGCAATGAGGCTTTACGATTACCCATGACATTGCAGCGCGAACTGATCCAGATCGTTGAAATAGATATCCCGTATTGTGACCTCACATACGGCACGGGATCTTGTACTGCTGTTCTTGGAACTGACGGTGTGCGCAAGTGCTACAACACATTCGCCACATGCCAGGATACTGCTAACTTCACGGCTGGGACCAAGACGCTGCGCTTTGCTCAAAACGTTGACGGCCTTCCTCGCGCTTCACGCATTTATCCATCTATGGCGACGCCAGTTAGCACCAATCCGTCGCGCGTTAATCTTGGCGGGGTAAGTGACAGAACCGGGCCGCTTGGGAAGCGTGAGCGGGTGACGATCAAGCTGAAGGACTTCACGGATAGCGATATATGGTTCGACAAGTACCAGTCAGAGCGCGTTGATGGATCTGCGCAGACTGATGAAGGTGGTTACAATCCGCAGGATCGCGGCACGTTCTTTGCAAAGCTGCGCCGCAGGTTCCCGTATTATGTCGGCAAGCCGCTAAGGATATTGGAGGGCAAGGTTGGAACTGCGCTGGCCTCAATGCGCACACGCCACTACGTAATCAGCGAGTGGGATGGCCCTGATGCAGCTGGGAACGTGACCATCGTTGCAAAAGATGTGCTTGATCTAGCAGATAACAAAAAGGCGCTTTGCCCTACCCCATCGCAGGGCAAGCTCGGAGTTGACATAACCACTTCGACGCCATCGTTTGATCTGGTCCCTGCGACAGTTGGTTCTGAATATCCGACATCAGGACGGGCATCCATTGGCTCTGAGATTGTCAGCTACACTAGATCTGGCGACACTGTTACACTGACAGGTCGCGGCCTAGATGGCACTGAAGTAGCAACTCATAGCGCAGATGATCTTTTCCAAGAGGCATTCAGGGCAGATGGCGATAGCATCGCAACGGTCGTGCGGAACATCCTGCGTGATTATGCTGGTATTTCATCGTCGTTTATTCCCTTCTCCGACTGGACAGATGAGGCTAATCGGTGGCTGGCTGGCTTTGATCTGACAGCCACGATTGCAAAGCCGATCGGCGTTACAAAGTTGATCGGTGAGCTTTGTCAATTCGGTATCATGATATGGTGGGACAACGAAAACCAAGAGATAAAGCTACGCGCAAATCGTCCGCTTGATCTTGGTGAGACACTGCCAAGCCTGTCAGACGCCAAGACATTTATCGAAAAGACCATCGGCAACAGCGACCTTCACGAAGAAAGGTTGAGCCGTGTTCTGTTTTGGCATGGCATGATCGACAGCGCAGGTAGCGCGACTGATGGGACCAATTTCCGCAGGGTTACGGTTGCCATTGATGAAAGCGCAGAGGGTGCTAACGAATACGACCAGACCCAGGTTATCGAGATCTATAGCAGGTGGCTAGGTGACGGTGACGACAGCATAGCTGGTGCAGTAGCTGCCCGCCTGTTGAACCGTTATCGTGATACACCCAGACAGATCTCGTTTAGCTATGATGCAAAGGATGCTGCGGATATTCAGCTCGGATCGCCAATCGAGGTGACATCAAGATTGCTGACAGACGATACCGGAAATTCTCTTCCGACACAGATGCAGATTACCAGTATTGAAGAGGTTATTGCGGATCACCGCCTGAAGGCAACGGCGCAGGACTATGCCTTCGGAGGACGATATGGGTTCATTACAGAAAACAGCAGGCCCGACTATGCGGCATCTAGTGACGCGCAGAAAACGAAGGGGACATATATCGTTGGCGCGTCATTGTTGTTCGGTGACGGGACCGGGCCGTATCTGATGTTCTAAATATGCAGAACGTGTTATACAGTGTGAAAGCGAAATTCAGGGGCTAATATGGCAACCTATAGATCAATAGCAGCGAGTGAGGTGGATGCGGATAGCCCGGTAACGGCTACTCTGATGGACGCGCTTGCAAATAACCCTGTCGCGATCACTGAGCTGGACAGCACAGCACCTAAGATCAAGATTAGTGTTGAAAACGGTGTTACCGCTGCCGGTAGCCCATTTGTGATCGACGGAATGTTGAACTTTGATGGCATCACGCTGCAAGGATCGATCCAGAACATTTCAACAGGTACAGATTCCTTGCAGATACAGCTATCCACGGACGGTGTTTCGTATTCTGCGGCAACCACAATTGCGAACGTAGTTTCTGGTTCTCTGGCTGGTACGTTTTCACTTGATGTAGATCTAGCGACTGGTGATTACAGTGGATGGTACGCTGGCGCTGCCACTCCTGGCGTCTTGTCTGGCACGATTGCGGGTGGATCAGCTAGCGTTTCTCACGTGAAGCTATCAATGTCTGTTGGTTCAAATGACACATATGTTAGGGCGCAGCGTGTCGGGGAGGTAATCTGATGCCGACTAAACGAGAATTGCAGGAGCGATTGACAGCATCTCGGGCAGAGGTTTCGCGCTTGTCTGAACTTAACAGAGATCTTCGTGCATCCGTGATTGCGGCAAGTGATAAGGCATCTGCAAAGGTTACTGTCGAGAAGCGGTTAGAAGTTGATGCGTTGGTGAAATTGCTATCTGACCGAGATCTTGAGATTGAACAACTCAAAAGAGATAAGGTCACTGCAATCTCTGCTATGCAGAAACAGGTATCTGATCGCGATGGAGAGATTGAACGCCTTACGCGCATGAAAACGATTGCTGTATCTGATCACACTGAAGAAGTGAGGTTGCGCGCAGAGAACGACATGTTGCGACGAGAGCTTGGTGCCTGCCAATCCGAGATTGACCGCATGAAGGGAAGCTAATGGCTCTCACGGTATCATATGACCCGTCATTGGACGCGCTGGCCGGTGCGGTCGTTTGCGTGTACACTATTCGCGAAAATGCGACCCAAACAGCAAGGATTGACTACATGTCATGTGGGTGCTCACAACAGCTAGATATCTGCATCGCTCAGGGTGCAGACAAGACGTTCACGCTTCAGGACGCAACGACCGTTGATTACTCGTCTGCTACTGAAATCACGTTCGATATCTGGGAGAGCGTAAACGGTGGCGCATCTGTTCTCAGCTTTTCCCTGACTGGAGGCGATATCGTACTGGCCAATGCATATTCATTCACATTCGACATCAGTGGTACAGAAAGCGCTGCTATGACAGCCACAAGAAAGCACTGCGAAGCATGGGTTACACTATCTGGCGGCGAGCGTCGTATGGTGGGAGCTGGTGCATTCCGCGTACAAGACACAAGGAAATTTGACTGATGGCATTGACCGGACATAGGGCGTGGGCGCGCACAAGCGCAGGGAGTATCATTGCTGGCGCTGCTGTTGAGGTTCGCAGGGTTGCTGATAACAGCCTTGCCACGCTGTACACAGATGCAGGTGGCGGAACTGGCGTTCTAAACCCATTTACCACTGAGGCAGACGGCAGCTATGAGTTCTACGCCGAGCCTGACCGCTACAACGTTCTGGTTGGTACTGGCGCATCACAGGAGACAGTACCGCTAGACCTGACCGATGGACGCGCTCAAGTACCATGGCCTGATCGTGCAACCGCTGTGGCCGATATTGCTGGTGGGTTCGCAGCAGCTGATGGCACGATCAAAAGCGATGGGGTCGTAAGTTACGTCGCATCAGCAGGCGCGACTGCGATCAGTGATCTACCAGGATGGCTGCCGTTTGGTGATGCATATTTTGATCATTTCCAAGCAAACACAACGCCTGGAACAACAGACATGACGACAGGGTTCGCAGCTGCATCTTTATGGTCTGCCAGTTCTGGAAAAACGGTGCATGGGATTGATGGTGCCACATATCTTCTAAACACCATGATCACGATGGCTAGCGGCGTGATGTTTGATCTTGGAAAGTCGACTGTGACACTTGGCATGTTCACGTCAGACATAACTGATTTTCGTATTGATGTTGGGGCTGTTGGGTTCAATATGTCGGGCCAAACAGTTTCACCATTTACGCCAAACAGCAATCAAATGTTGCGTATCGGACATGTCAGGTCTGCGCTTTCAGACGGTCAGTTCGTTGACGTAGTAGCCGCGCGCAACTGCAGCGACGTTAACATCGATCTTGGAGATGTTACAGGAACTGGGATAATGAAGGTCGCTAGAGCAGACACTCTTTCGGGCGTCTCTAAAATTCAAGTTTATGCGCATGACCTAGGTTATTCCACATCATACTCCGGACTAAACGCTGCGAATGGTCAGATCACCGGAATCGATATCGATGATTCGCGTGTTAATGGAGTGGATAGCGAGCCAATTGAGGCGCACTCAAATTGTGAAGAACTGCAGATAACTGGCGCTGCTTTGGCTACGCTCGGCGGTATCAATCAGACTGATGCGATGACTGTTGCAAATGGTCGTGGACACCACGGGACTGTTATAAGTAAGAACTGCGGCGAATCTCTGGATGTCCAGGCCGATTACTGCGTATTTGACGTTACTGATTTAGGTAGCAATACTTCCCTGAAGCTTATCCATGGTGCCAGCTATAACATTGTAAATGTTACCTCAAAGCAAGCCATAACCTCAGGTGTTGTAATCGCTGGTGGAACATTGGGTCGCGGACCGACAGAACACAATCAAGTGACGATAACCGTTGACGATGTTGACCCGTCTAACACTTCTACCGCTACAGTTGGGATGGTAAAATTTGAGGACATTGGGTCAGGTGAAATTGCCCAATTTAATAAGGTATGGGCATCAGGAGTTGCTGGGACAAACACTGACTATGGCGCAGTGTTTAAAGATTCTAGTGCGGACAATGTTGTTCACTTAACTACAAGCGGAACATTCTCATCGAACACTATAGGGTTTGTCGACTCATCGGATCGTAATATTGTACATGTGTCAGCTGCCGCTTCAACTACTGTGCAGGATAGCGCGTCTGGCAAAAACTATGTGTACAATGACGCGAAAAATATTCCTGATCACGGTGTTACCGCATCATCAGCATACCCGACAGGGACGCAAAACATCCCAATATCAACAGACACAAAGGTAGCATTCGATGCTGAAAATTACGATTACGGAAACGACTATGATGCGTCAACAAATTACAGATCGACGCCGGGTCAAATAGGCCCGCACGGTTTCAGTGTGTCGTTGGAGTTTAACGCAGCATGTAATGCTAAGATAATGCTTTTTAAGAATGGAGTTTTACATTCTCAACAAGAGGCGATTTCGTCAGTCACAAGGCACTTCTGGTCAGGGTCATTTTATCAAGACACAGTGACTGACTACTGGGAGATTTTTGTTTCGCAGCCAGACGGAACGAGGAACATCACTGCCAGCGCTACCAATAACTGGTTCAACGTATTTAAAACGTAACAAAAAGGGAAAAACCATGGACTTCACAGAAAAAGAACTGCACCGACTTCAGGCGAACCTGCGCGAACTTATCAACGTTGCGCCGCAGCTTCGCGATCACCTGTGCAATACAGGACAGCTTGACGCCAGAGACAAGGTGTCGCTTGCTGGCGGGCACCTTATGATCGCTGAGGGGATCATTGGGCAGCTTTCGTTTGCTGCGCCTGATGGATCTGTCATCAAGACCGCAGAAGG